TCAGTTGATTCCCAAGGTGTATAACCAATTTTAAATTGATCCATCCCGAATTTATAATCTTGTGGTTGTGAGAATGCAATGCCAATATTTGCTTCAGTTGAATTAATTAAACATTCAATACCTAATTTGGTAAACGTATTATATACGTGATTTGATGCTTCTCCATAGCCTACGTTACGATCCATATATTCTGGAGCACCCGTAAATGATACTTTCATTACGCTCCTGACTTGTTTTTCTTATTGTATCATGATAGTATAGATATTACTACTCTTTCCCCAGGAGGTTCAAAATGAATAATGAGAACAGTTTAAGGATAAGAACAGTGTGGACAATGATATGTGTGATGATTCTCACATTATTTTTTGGTGTAAATCAAGAAGCCCACGCTCAAATGCAAAATATGATAGTGTATAATAAAAATATATTATATATTAATAAATATAATAATTTAGTTAATATTAAAGATATTATTAATATTGATTATATATATAATAATAAAATAAGTAAATCAAGAATTGTTTATTTAATTAATGATTTGCGTTCTAGAAATACATTTCTCATGCCCGCATATAGCACAACGCTAAATATAAAAAATGTAAGAGTAGACAAGCGGGTAATAATCTCAAGACTAGCAAATGCACTTAAGTCCACGGAAACGGGCGGACCTGGCGCATATTATCGCAAGTCTTATTCCAGTAGTGCATGTGGTGCATACCAGTACATGCCTGAAACATGGAACAACTACATGGGCTATAAGAGTGCATGCTCAGCCCCAGAATGGGTACAAGACGATAGAATGATTCATGAACTTGACTTTAACTATAATAAGTACCATGATTGGGAAAAGGCTGTGGCAGCACACCTATTGCCATCAAGAGCAGGTAACAAGGCTACTTGGAACAAAAGAGTTACAGGAAACACTACTGTTCGTGATTATGTAAATTCTGTTTTTGCTAAGGCGAATATCTCGGTAGCGTAATGCACATCCAAGTATTTTCAGAATATTACAATATGGCGCAGGCGGGGAAGGTTGACTTCCTCGCCTGTCCTATGCATAAGGAAGAAGATGCAATTTTTCAATTAGTGCATCAAGATGAGAATGATAAGATCATATTAAATTGCTTTGCTTGCGGATACAAGATAACTGCTGGAGTAGTTTTATATGAAACTAATTTGGCAAGAATTGCCGAAGCAAATGAGTCCGAAAAAGTGGATACCCATAATGAATAAATTACCAATTATAGAAGGCAGATCTTGCGACAACTGTACAAAATGTTGTGAGGGTTTTTTGGCTGGAGACATAAGAGGTCATTGGATGGGAATCGAACAGAATGGGGTAAATAAGCCCTGTTTCTTCTTGGAATTGGGTAAAGGGTGCAAAGAATATGAAAAACGTCCCGTAGACCCTTGTAGGACTTTTAAGTGTGATTATTTAACAAATGAAGATATACCCGAAGCCTTTAAACCTTCAAATGCAAATGCAATTTTTACAACCCGCACCGTAAAGGGCATTGAATACATGCAGTTAATTGAGGCGGGACGGAAACTGGATTCAGAAGTCTTATCTTGGGCAGTATCTTATGCATTGGTCAATAATCTCAATTTTGCCTGGAGAGTATTAGAAAATATTTTCTGGATTGGTGATGAGGCATTTAATAAAATGATGGATGAGGATTATCCTCTGATACAATCAGGTTCATGAGAGCATATATTGAGGCGACGGGACAGGAAGACCTATTTGAAATAACTTTGCATATTGACAAAGTTTTAGTAGGTAGGGTAGACTTGGACAGAGATGGTATCCCCTGGCTATATACCATGAATAACGAAGATAATGATCTGGTCATCAATAATTCGGCGGGAATGGAAGAAGCCAAATGGAACCATATAACAAATGAGATCTTAGGACAGAGAGGAAGACATACATGGGTAATCTAGGAGAAGAATTAGAGAATGAAAAGTCTATTCTCCAAGATATCAGAGAATATCTAGAGAGTTCTAGAGAAATACAGGCATCTATGTTTATTCAGACAATGCGTATGTATGATATGTTATCTGTTATTGGTGATAAGTTAGGTGCTGATACTAAGGGATTATTTGAATTACACCAAGAAGGACAAGTCCTTTGTCCCGCCCCATCCTATTTAATGGAAGAAGAAAAAAATGAGACAAGCGATTCTCAAGACACTCAATTACTCGAATAAAATTATTATCTCACCAGATGTAGATGGTTTTACTTCTGCATTTCTTCTTAACAAGATGAAAGATATCACCATTGTTGGAACCTATGATAAAAATATTTTAACTCTTGCTGATGGCATTGATATCAAAGATTGTCTATTCATAGATTGTGACATGAATCACAAAGATTTAGTATCTATTGGAAATCATCAGAGATTACTAGATGACAACATGTCAGAACACTCTTTTAATCCAAATGTCTACAATGAAGTGACAAAATACAATCAAAAATACCCTTTTGCTACTTGTTACCTGATTGCATACGCTCTAGATATCCCTACAAACAATTTTGATCATGCATCTATGGCATATTCTGATTCTACCTATAAGAATATGGAGAATTATCGTGAAAACATGGAGAAATGGTCTCATCTTATTGCCCATCCCGCCACAACATCAGTTGTAAAAGGTGAAATTGACGAAATGATTGACATTGTAAAGAAATTTTATGATGAAAAACAAGGTTTTGTCTCCAGAAGATTAGGCGATGACAAATATTTAGCACAAATGAACGAAACTTTTGAAAAATTTAACGTAAAAACACTTCCTTTGACTACAATTAAGAAATATGACAAAGGTTTGATTGATAAAGTGACTTTAAAACGATATATTAACGATATTATCTCGTATGCTGAGATATTTACTGGAGAATATTCAGTTACATATGCCTAGAAGATACTTTTACCATTATTGGATCAATGATTCTAAGCATTATGGAAAATTTTCTCTGATTACCCGCCTTAAAAAATTCTTTAAAATGTGACGTAGATCACATATAATTTCACTTTTGATCAAAATGTTAATGGGTTGTTATTTTGTATGATACACGTTTTGAAAACGCAAATTTTAAAAAAATAGTGTGCCCATAATGTCCGATTTGTATGTATTACTCATCAGTAATGTGGTGTAAATCACATAAATAATGTACCAAATGTCCGTTTTGCGACTTGAAAATGTCAGTAGGGTGTGTTATAGTTACACTATAAGAAATTGACAAGGTGTCAATAAAGAAAGGTGGTCATCAAATGACTACACTAAACACAGTAACAGTAGTTACAGAGCCTAGCCACTCTATGGCTTCATCTAATACTAAAAATAATAATGTATTTCGCCTCGCTAATGGTAACTACATTAGCCGTATGGCGTATGTCTACATGGTAGCAGAGGAGAATCTAATCTCCCACCGCTATCTAACCCCTAACGAATCTCGTTGGGTATTCGAGAATCGTGTGGCATAAGTCACACTCTCGACACGGCGTGTCGTGTTGATAATGTCAGTGCTATCTGTTATAATTCCATTATAGAAAATTAAATAAGAATAAAAATCCTAGTGAGCCTCTAGTAATAGAGCAAATAATCTAGGCAAGGAAATAGACTAGCAAGGTGCTAGACTAATTGAAGAAAGGTGACAACTAATGTCATACACATACTCTTGGGAAATCAAGTCAGAACTAGACCCTCGGGATTTTATCTCTTGGGAAATGGAAGAAGAATCAGATACTGATTCAGACTTAGATTCAGTATTCATCTCAGTAGATAATTTTGATGAAGATGAGGTGCTATAAGTGAATAGATTACTAACTAGTCTAGTACAGATAGCCCTACTATCCGTTACCCTGCCCCTCGCCTATGCGGTATACAGGGACATAAAGGAAAACGGACTAGGCGAATAAATGTCAGTGGTCTATGGTAGACTACTACTAACAACAACAAAAGAAAAGGATAAAAAATAAATGACAATCGCAAATAAAACTTACCAAGTAGGCGACCTATTCACTACTCAAAAGAGTGGCGTAACAGGCGTTATCAAGGCAATCGAGCCACAGACAGCAAATCGCACACTCGTGCTTCTTGATGTTGATGGTGATGAACGCTTCACAACAGTAACAATCTAATTTTACCAAATCGGTAAAAACTGACCTGAGCAAGTCAATGCTAAACTGCTCACTCTCTCTAAAACCCAACAAAAGAAAAGGACATAAAATAATGACACTACAAGGATACACATACCAAATCGGTGACTTGTTCACAACAAGCACAACAGGCGTAACAGGTCGAATCGAAAAGTTTACACCAATCAACTCAAAAGTAACTCGTGTAATGCTTCGACTCGCTAATAATCAACAGCGTTTCGCTATGGTAAAAACTAGCAAGTAATCTGATACAATAACCTGAGCAAGTTACTAAACTGCTCCACAACTAATAGAAAAGGAAAAAGAACTAAAATGATGACACGAAAAGACTATGTAGCAAC